ATCACTCGTGGTGATATAATCACAGCTGCAAAGAAGAATAAGAAAAAAACATTGATGGGTTAAATGGCGTTAAAAGAACACCAAAGTCCATCAGGTGGATTGAACGCAGCTGGCAGAAAACATCACGGAGTAAAAGCTCCAGTCAACAAAGGTACTAACCCAAGACGAGTATCTTTTGCTGCACGCTTTGCAGGCATGAAAGGCCCAATGAAAGATGAAAAAGGGAAGCCTACACGCAAAGCTTTAGCTCTTAGAAAGTGGGGTTTTGGATCAGTTGCTGCTGCTAGAAACTTTGCAAGTAATAATAAGAAAAGTTAAATGCTATGGGTAAAATGAGAGATCCTAATAAGGAAAACAAACAAGGCACAAAGTATTCACCCAAGCTTGCTGCAGCTATAACAAAAGCAAATAAAAAATCTTTTGACCGCAGTAAAGCAGGTCGACTACAAGCAGCTGCTATAAATAAAATACAAGGTGGTGAAGCTAAACAAGTTACACCTACAGCTGCATCAATTAAAGCAACTGGCTTGTTGATGCAAAACAACAGAGATACATTGTTAGGTCAGGCTAAAAGTAATTCTTTAGATAGTGCAGGACTTAATAAACTTGCAACAGCCAATAGAGAATTAGGTTTTAATGAAACAACTGGTATGGGTATAAAAGAATCTGTGCAATACCAGGTAACAAGACCTGAAATGAAAAGAGATTTAAAAAAGACAGCAGATAGAATAAGAAAATTACCAACATTAACAAATGTATTGTTGGGTGCGTTAGGTGGCACAAAAGAAAAATTATCTGATTAATTACAGTGCGTGATATAACAGAAACAAAAGACTTTTCAGCTATGCTTGATTTTTTAAAAGATCAAGAGTTTGCGTATATTGATGAACATAAAGATATTTTAGATTGGTCTATTGCCTTTAAATTTATAAACAAAGACAAAACTCTTGGCTATGTGTGGTTGTATGCATTAGCTGAGGAAGATAACAACTATTTAACACACATGTGTATTGATAAAAAATATCAAGGGCGTGTGTTAACAAAACATATTGTCAACAAATTCTATAGTCTAGCCTATGGATATGGTGCAGATGTTTTAAAAGCTGAACAAATAAACAAAAAATTAATTAATTTATACAAACGAATTGGTTGGCAAAAAACGTCAGCAAATTCATGTGAGATTAAACTACCCTATTTATGGAGGACACAACATGGGAGCAGTTAAAAGAGTATTAAAAAAAGTAGCATCAAAGGTAATTGGAACACCTAGCGTAGCAGTGCCAGAGCCTGCACCAGAGCCTACTCCTGCTCCAGCACCAGCTCCAGTTGCTCCAGCACCAGCAGCACCTGCTCCTGTAGCACCTGTTGCACAAGCTGCACCTGTTGCAGTGACAGATCCAGTGGCTGAAACTACCGCTACTCAAGACATGGAACAAACTGTACAACGTAAGAAAAAGGGTCGAAAGAATTTAATAGCCACAGGCAGTCAAGGCCTTGGTGGTGAACCCACAACATACAAAGCAACACTTCTAGGTTAATATGGAAAATAAACAAGCAGCCATGCTGGTTGAACGGTTTGCCTCATTAAAAAGTTTGAGATCAAATTGGGAATCCCACTGGCAAGAAATTGGTGATTACATGTTGCCACGTAAAGCTGACATTGTTCAGCAACGAACTCGTGGTGATAAAAGAACAGAATTAATTTTTGACGGTACTGCCTTACATGCATTAGAGCTATTAGCTTCTAGCTTGCATGGCATGATGACTAATGCTTCAACGCCTTGGTTTACATTGGGCTATAAAGAAAATGCATTAGCAGAAGATGACGCAGCTCGTGAGTGGCTTGATAGTGTTACTAACGATATGTACATAGCTTTTAATCGTTCTAACTTTCAACAAGAAATACAAGAGCTGTACCAGGATTTAATATCTTTTGGTACGTCAGCTATGTTTGTAGCATCAGATGAAAAAAGTTTGGTCCGTTTTAACACCAGGCATATCAAAGAAATATATGTACAAGAAAACGAAAAAGGTATTGTTGATACTGTATTTAGAAGTTTTCATATAACAGCCAGGTCTGCTATCAATCTATTTGGTGAAGATAAGGTTAGTAAAAATATTTTAGACAAAGCTAAAAAAGATCCTTACTCAGATGTGTTGTTATTGCATGTTGTAATGCCAAGAGATAATTACAACACAGGCAAACAAGACTCAATGAACATGCCTTTTAAGTCATGCTATGTTGACCCTGAAGATGTGCATTTAATTAGTGAAGGTGGATTTAAAGAGTTTCCATACGTTGTACCTAGATATTTAAAAGCATCGTTTGAAACGTATGGTCGATCACCTGCTATGAACGCACTGCCTGATGTAAAGATGTTAAACAAAATGTCAGAGGTTGCTATCAAAGCTGCACAAAAACAAATAGATCCACCACTAATGATACCTGATGATGGTTTTATGTTACCTGTCAGAACTGTACCTGGTGGATTAAATTTTTATCGTGCAGGTAGCCGTGATCGTATTGAACCATTAACAACAGGAGCTAACAATCCTATTACACTAAACATGATCCAGGATAGACAGCTGGCTATACAAAAAACTTTTTATGTAGATCAATTGTTAATGTCTCAAGGTGGTAACATGACCGCCACTGAAGTGTTGCAGCGTAACGAAGAAAAAATGAGATTGTTAGGACCAGTCTTAGGTCGATTGCAATCAGAACTATTACAACCCCTTATTGAACGAGTGTTCAATATATTGATGAGAGCTAATGTATTCCAACCTGCTCCAGAAATATTACAAGGTATGACTATTGATATTGAATATGTATCACCGCTTGCTAAAGCACAAAGATCAGGTGATCTTAATTCTGTCATGCGTGGTGTAGAAATATTTGGATCACTAGCACAGTTTGCACCAGTGTTAGATTATCTCGATAGTGACGGATTAGTTAAGTACGTACAAAAAACTTTAGGACTGCCTGCACGTATAATCCGTTCTGATGTTGAAGTAGCAGAAGTAAGACAGCAACGTCAACGTCAAGAAGCAGCAGTTCAACAACAACAAGAGCAAATGCAACAAGCTGAGGCTGCACAAAAAGTTGCACCTCTAGTCAAAGCTACATCATAGAAAGGCAAATATGAGTGAGGAGCAAGACCAACAACAACAAGAAAAAGTAAAACAATTAATCCAAGATTACAAAGTAACTTTTGGGCAAGAAGCAGGACAACGAGTTTTGGTTGATTTACAAAACCGATGTCATTTTCTAACAACAACAAATGTTAAAGGTGATGCACATGAGAGTGCATTTATGGAAGGACAACGTTCTGCACTATTATTTATATTAAACATGGTTAACAAAAAAATATGAAACATTTAAAAAAAGCATACGAAATTTGGTCAGCATTAAAGACTAAATATAAAATTGTCAGTGCAGTAGTGCTGGTTGTTTTATTAACTTTAATAATAACATAAGGAGAAACCTATGGCAGAAGAACAGGTAACGGCTGTCGAAGAACAAAGCCAACCGTCTGAACAAACTGCAACATCTGAACCAGTTGAAACATCCTGGAGAGATAGTTTACCAGACGATTTAAAAGGAAATGCATCACTAGAAAAATTTAGTGATGTATCAACTCTTGCAAAAAGTTATATCAATGCCGAGTCAATGATAGGCAAAGATAAAATGGTTGTGCCAGGAGAAAACACTACCGAGGACCAATGGAACGACATTTACAATAAACTAGGTCGTCCAGAAAGTTCTGACGGTTATGAACTACAAATGAATCTACAAGAGGGTGAAGTTGTTGATGAACAGTTGTATTCAGCATTTAAAGATGCAGCACATGCAAATGGCTTATCACCAAAACAGGCTCAAGGTTTATTAAATTTTTATAATGATATTAGCACTGAAGCATTAAACGAACAGGCCAACTCTGGTGTACTTGCACAAGAGCAAAGCTCTCGTGAGCTGCGTGAGGAATGGGGTCGTAATTACGAAACCAATCTAAATGCTGCATCAAATGTAGCTAAACAATTTTTAGGTGAAGATGTATTTCAGATAGAATTATCTGATGGATCGTTACTTGGAGATAATGCTACGTTAATACGTGGCTTGTCAAAAATAGCTTCTATTGTTTCTGAAGATACTTTAGTTGGTGACAAAAATGATGTTGTTAGCAACGCAGGTGTACAAGAACAATTAAATAATTTGACTGCACAAGGCACAGCATATTGGAACAAACAAGATCCCAATCACGATGCTACAGTTAAAAAGGTTTTAGATTTGAGAGAACTCTTATCTGAATAATATTTAGAACAACTGGATTTCCAGCTCTAAAAGACAATAGGATAGACTATCACCTACCAGGTGTAAAATGCAAGCCAACCCCTTTTGGGATAATTGACTGTTTATTTTTATAAACTTAACACAGGAGGACTCTATGAGTTCACAAATAACAACTGCGTTTGTAGAACAGTATTCATCAAACGTTAGTATGCTAGCACAACAAATGGGAAGCCGTTTGCGTGCAGCTGTGGATGTAGAATCTGTGGTTGGTAAAAACGCTTTCTTTGACCAAATCGGTGTAACAGCTGCTGTTCAAAGAACATCAAGACATGCGGATACCCCACAAATCGACACTCCGCACAGCAGAAGAAGGGTTAGTCTATCCGATTACGAATGGGCAGACCTTATAGACGAGCAAGATAAAGTTCGTACTTTGATCGATCCAACGAGCAATTACGCAAAGGCTGCCGCTGCGGCCCTTGGACGATCCATGGACGATGTAATTATCACTGCTCTAGGTGGAACAGCTGCTACTGGTGTAGCTGGTGCAACTTCAACTGCACTACCTTCAGGTAGTAAGTTTGCAACATCTGACCAATCAGACGGACTAACTATTGCAAAACTGATTGCAAGTAAAAAGTTCTTTGATCTCGGTGACGTTGATCCATCAATCCCTAGATACATTGTATGTGGGGCTACACAGATTGCTGATTTACTTAATACAACACAAGTAACATCAAGTGATTTTAACACAGTTAAAGCTCTAGCAGCTGGTGAAGTTGATACTTTTATGGGTTTCAAATTCATTATGTCTAACAGATTAAGCTTTGACGCAACCAACACGGATGACAGACTCGTTTTTGCTTTCACCCAAGACGCTATTAAATTAGCTATTGGTAAGGACATCACATCTAAAATTGATGTGCGTGCTGACAAATCGTATGCTACTCAAGTTTACACTTGTATGACTTTGGGTGCTGTACGTATGCAAGAAAGCAAAGTGTTTCAAATTCCGTGCAACGAATAACATTAGGAGGTTATTATGGGTACTAAAAACTCAGACTTAGTAGCTAATTTTGAAGCTACACCACAAGTTGCCAATAGTGCTGGACTTCTACACGGTGTTGTTCGTGTGGCACAAGGAACTATAGCACTTGCTGCTGGTGACAGTGATGACAATGATATTGTTATGCTTGCACCAATACCAAGTAATGCTGTGGTATCACATGTCTTTATAGGCAGTGATACATTAGGCGGATCGTGTACTTTCAATGTTGGAATATACACTGCTGCTGGAGTAGTAAAAGACGAAGATGTATTTGCATCCTTGGTAGCCGATGAGGCTGCTATGACAGATGTTCGTTTTGAAGCTGCTAACATCAACACAGCTGGTCAACAAATGTATGAGCTTGCTGGAGACAGTTCAGATCCAAGCACGTATTACTACATTGCTGCTACTATGGCAGCAGCTGGTGGTACTGCTGGTGACATGTCTTTCAACATTCAATACGTTGTTAACTAAGCACTAATTATGAGGGCAGGTTTCGGCCTGCCTTCATTTATCAAAAGAAAATATTTATGGCATCA